GTGTTGCTTTCATTCCAATTAATTGTCCAGTTGCAATTAATGCTGACGTTTTTATTGCAATAAAATTAGTTGATAAAATAGGTAATACAACAGCCAAACCTTTTGCGGCCAAAGCTATGCCACCAATAATTGCTGCTGCTTGGCCACCAGATGAATTTAAAAAATTTAATAAAGCTGTTAATCCTTTTACTGCAGGGTCAATAACAGGTATAAGTGCCTTTCCTATAGTTTCGCCAAAATCTCGAAACTCCTCGCCAAGAGTATCAACAGAACCAGCAAAACCTACAGCGGCAGCTTGGGCTAATTTATTATAACTTTCATCTACAATATCCAAAATCATGGTATGCGCTTTCGCAACCTGATTTGTTTTCATTAACTCTTTAATCACTTTTGTTTGTTGTTTAGTAAAAGCAATACCAGATCGATTTAAATTTGATAAATTTCTTTCAGGGTCTTGTAGTGCTTTTGCAAGTTGCATGAAAGATGTGCTGACATCAACTTGGTTTACCTGTGCGATATCTGCTGCTGCCTGAGCAACTCTTGAATATGAATCAACACCAATATTTCTAAAACTTGTAAGAAGGTTAAAACCTCTTGTAAAATCTTCTTGATTAAATAGAGTTGTTTTTCCAAACTTATCTGCAACTTGTTGTAATTCATTTAAAGCAAATGAACCAGCACCTAAATTTTTTAAACCTTGTTCAAGAATTGCAATATCTCTTTCTCTCGCAAGAAAAGTTCCAATACTATTATTTACAACAGAAAAAGCTGTTCCAACAGCAAGGATTGGTGCAATACTATTTCTTAATGCTGTACCTAAACCTTGTGCCGCAGAAGATGTTGCCGCCAAAGATTTTGTTGCGCCTCTTGATGCTGCTGATAATTTATTTGTAGATGCAGTAGCATTATTTAAAGAACTGACCGCATTTCTGGTGTCAACTCTTAAAGTAACAATACTTTCTGCCACTTAATTCTTATTGAAATCTACTTCTTATATACTACCTGTTTTTTGCTCTTTGACGAGCTGTTTCTTCTTTTTCCTGTTTAATTTCGTAATAAGCTGCCCAGTAAAAAAATTCTTCATCAGTCATATTTTTTCTTAATTCTGTTAATGTTTTCCCTAGTTCAGATGCGAGAAACAACTCAAAATAAAGCCAGTTATTTCTCCTTAATCTTTTTTTGCTGTATCGACATCTAATTTGATTTCGAATAAAAATAACTCAAGATCATTTAAAACCTTTTCGGGTAACATACGTTGAAGATTTACTGCATCTGCCAAAGCAAACATTTTTGATCCATCTTCTTTTTGTGCTAACTGACAAAGTAATTGTGTAGAAACCACTAGAGCATCCTCACTGCCAGCAGCAGCTTGCGCTTTCTGTCTATCAAATCTAGTTACAGGAGGAAAATATATATCAATTTTTTTACCTGATGGTGTTTCTAGTTCATATTTTCGTCTTGCAGACATTACATCACTGAAAGCCTCAGTAATAATGTCAACTGTTCTTTTTGTTGTCATTGAAAATTTTGCTGTTTACCTAACTTACTATATATCTGAAGTTATTGCACCTGAGGACTGGAATGTAATGTTAATTTCTTGAATTTCGCCAAGTGTTGCACCATATGTTGCACCAGTAATAATTCCAGAGAAACCAAATTTTTTGGAACTTGCTGAACTATCTGGAAACAATTCAAACAATGCATCAGCAGCATCACCAGTTGTTAATACATCTTCAACAAAAGATAAGTAATCTGAGTTACCAGCATTGTCATAAATTAAAGTTGCTGATCCTTCACCTGAAATAAGACCGCCAGTAAAAGTCTTTGATGTATTACCCATAACAGTAGTTTCTTGAGTATCTTTTGTAATAGATAATTCCCAAGATCTTAAACCACCTATGTCAGCTTCAGTTCCAGCAGCATTGTGGAACATTATTTTACCGACATCACCTTTTACAGCAGCCATAACAAAAAAAAGAAATATTTATAAATAGTTTAACTCTTTTCAGTCTTTTTTACATCTTTTTTTGAATTTTGTTGTTTCTCCATATATCTGTTATTACAAGTTTTGGCATAATTAAAGATCCTCGTATATTTCAAAAGTTATTCTTATTTGTGTTTGAAATTTACCTTCAGGACTTGATGCTAATACTTCAGGTCCTACTGGCGAATCAAAAATAACATTTGAAACTGTAATATTATTGTAAAGGTCACGGAGTCTTTTGCCAATAACATAATTTGCCCCTGCACCAATACCTTCTTCTGTAAAAATGTTTAAAAGAATTAATCCAACAACACTATTTGTAGAATTGGCAGAGCCACCCATCGTCAGATAACTACCAGTACCAAAACTTGTTTGACATTGAACAAAAGTATCTTCTGTAGTTGAATCAAAAGACATATTGTTAAATACAACAGGTATAGAAGGGCTTGATGCTAACTCTGTTGCAAGTCTGCCTTCTATAGTAGATCGAACTGTATTAAGATCGGTTGCTGCCATTACATACCTCTAATAATTCTTTTTAACTCATTTGGAATATATTGTGTTGTAAGTTGTTTTGCCTGCAATTCTGGAAACCCTTTAATTGTTTGTTGTCTGGTTCTATATTTACCCTGCCAACTAGGTGGCAATGAAGATGGTGTGCCATAAATTACTGGTTCTGCATATTCTACATTATTAATAATTGTTCCTTTAAACTTTCTTATATCAGTTTTCCAACCATTTCTTAAATTACCGCTTACAACAGGAGTAGCTTTTTTTGAAAGTTCTGTCCAACGTAATGTTGTTTTCTGTACTAACTCTTGTACTGCTTCTGCCATTACATCATCTATTTGATCCAACCTTATTTGTCTAACCATGGTTACCTCAAGACAAGTTCAAAACTAATAGGTGTATTATTTTGTTCATTTGTAGAAACAGATATAATTTTAAATTCAACATTACTTATTACAACTCTATCTTTTGTAGTAGGTACAAAGGCCAGATCACCAGCAGATATAGTTAAAATTTTATCTTGAGATTCAATAAGATCATTTACCTCAGACCGATTTACATTATTTAAAGAACCTTTAATTGTAGTGTCAGAAGTTGTTTCTGTTATAGCACCAGTAGTTGTGTTGTATGAACTAGCAGAAACTTGCCTTATGGTTACATCACCACCAAGCTTACTTAGTGTTTTTGATGCAGCTTTTTTTAAGGCATTTGCAAGACTCATATTAGATAAGCAACAACAGTTCCACTTGCAAGTGTGATGCTAGTAATAACGCCTTCAATTTTACAGTTGGATTTTAGATCAATGCTTGTTAGATCGCCAGTAATATTCTCTGCTACTAAAGTTGCAATTTCAGAATCTTTGATTGCTTGAACACAACCAAATCGACCTGTATGTGCATCTGTATCATTAATGATTTTGGCAGCTGGGTAGTAGCTCATTGTTAACTCCTTTTAATTGCGACATTGCCGGGTCCACTTATTCGTAAACCAGTAAAGTACCGTTCAAATAGTGGTGGTACTCTATCAGCACCAACCGAACCATAAAAATTCGGTGTTGCATCAAGATTACCGATTTTAACATTTTTAAAATCTTCAAGACCACTTAATCCTAAACCATTACGATTATTATTCAAGTAAACAGCAAGTATGACTTGTGCCTTTTGTACTTGCTCTGGTATTTCTGTTTCAGAAAAATAATCTGTGGATATTCTAAATGGAAAGCCAATTGAATATGTATTGATATAGGTGTCTGGTTTTCTAACACCTTGTCTTGGCCATTGTAATGCTTGTGTATTTGTTACTCTTGCTCCTAAAAATCTTTCTCGGTCAACTCTAACCGCAGCAGTATATAAAGCCCTGTTTTTATTATCATTACTTGACCCGTCCCATGCAGCTACATCATCATCTGCAACAAGACCCTCTATTATTGAATTTGCATCTGCCAAAGTAATGTAACTGTTAGCTGATGCTCCGCCTACTGTTGCGTCTATCGTGATTGCCATTTTGTTTTACTTTGGTTTTCTTTTTTTTAGAGGGAGCAGAGACTACCAATTTGGCAGCCTCTTGTTCTCTCATACGCTTAAAAGCGAATATGCCCATTAACTTGAAGCACCCTTAAGTGCAACGAAATTAATAACAATAGCTTCACTTAAAGAACCACCAGAAACATTTGTTACTGTAATTCCAAAAGAACCAGCAGCGATTGCTGAAACTCCTACTAAGTAAGAACCAGCAGTACCACCAGAACCATGGTTAACTACTACAACATCTGTTGCAGCAATTTCACTGTTGGTAACTGTAAATGATACTTCTGCAGCAGCAGCTAAAGCTGCGTTGTTCATAGTGATCTGACCTGACTCTGTATTTAGAGTTACACCTGTAGATTTGTTGGTTGCTTGTGTTACTGTACCGCCTTTTGTTGGTCCAGTTAACTTACCAGCAGTAACCTCGAATAAACTTGGCATGATTTAATTACCTTTAGTCTTGAGTGGATACGTTGGTAGCTCTTACGATACCAATGTTTTTTGTCTCGTAAACTTTCGACCAGTTAGCTACGGTTGCAAGTTGTGTTCTATTTGGGTTTGTTGTTGTAACAGCCCACTTTGAACCAACAGGATGATATGTGTAATGAAGGTCAATAGCCATAGCATCAGATTTAGCCAGAATGTCTCTGTCTGTTTCTGTTGTTAGGCCAGCTTGCTCGCCACTTGCTACTGCGCCTGCAGTAAAGAAATATGTACTGTACTCTGTTGAAGAACCACTACCAGTAGTAGAAACATCATCAGAAACAATAACTCTTAGTCCGCAGTATGTAGGAACTGTATCGTTTCCACCAGCATATGCAGGGGCAATAGTACCACCACTTGCTGTTGCAGAACCGCCGTTTCCATCAGATGCAAGAACATAGTCAACCATTTTTCTCTCTACGAGATCATAGTAAACCTTGCTGTGCATACAAACTGCTGTAAGCTTGTCGCCTTGATCGCCAAGAATTGATCTTGCTTTTGCAACGTGCTTTGGAGATAAACCAGTTGGTGTATCGCCTGACTCAGAATCAATAGTTAAGCCAAAGAAAGCAGAGTTGCTATCATTAGCATTTATTGAACCGAATACTCCATCAAGACAAGCAAGTAAATCTTTTTGTCTTTGGTTTGCAATGTAAGCACCGATCTTTTGACCAATTGCTGCCATTGGGTCTGAACCAGCTGCAAGTGCAGCTAAGTCTCTTGATTCAAACGCACGACCACGATGTAAGATAACTCCAACTTGTTTGTCGGTGGAAATCTTGCCGGGAGTCAATGAAGAAGAATCTGAAAGTACCTCAAAATCGCCACTTAAGTTTGCGGAGAAAAAAGGTACATTTACGAAATCACCACCCTCTGTTGCATTTAGCTCTGCCATTGGTGCGACCACACCGCTTGCAAGGAATGAATCTCGCTGAGTGGTCTGTTCAATGACATACGGCGTAAATATCTCAGGGATGATAATATCACTCCTTAGAACTGCCATGTCCTGAAAAATAAATTTAACGGTGTGGGCGTAACCCTATTTGACTTAGCGTAGCTTTGCCTAATATTTATATACTAACGTGTTTTGGCAATATCTCTCAACTTTTGCCAAGTTTCTTTTCCATATGTCTTAAAGATTCTACCCTGTTCTGTAATATCTTCTGTTGCTTTTAAAAATGGTTTCAACATATCTTCTGAAAAATTATCGGTAGATGGTCTTGATATAGGCGCACCGCCACCTGTTGGTAATTTATTTTTTAACAGATAAGGTTTTTCTTTCTCAAGTTTGTTTTTTACATAATCTTGAACTGGTAACTGTTCGTACCCATCTATGACAACAGGTATGCCTTCTTTAATCTGCATCTGATCTTTTGGTACAAGATTATTTAATACCAACTCTGGATCGTGAGTTATTTCTGATAAAGCTTGCATTGCAGGGGCAATAAGTTCAAGTTCCCTGTTTCTTGCTGTTAACTCTTCAATTCTTTTTTTATCTTCAGCAGATTTATCTCTGTATTGCTGTTCTAATTTTTGTGTAGCTTCTGTGTACTTTCCTTCACTCTCAAGCTGTTCACGTTCATGTTTTTGTTTAAACGCTAACAAAGACTCATAGTCCTCTGGCACTTTAGTTTCTTTTTTTTGATTCTGAAGCTTACCTATCAATTCATAGTTTTTTGCTTCTAATTTTTTAACTGATTCTTTTAACTGCTCAACTTCTGTGTTGTTTGGTGTTGGTGGCGTAGCCACTTCCTTGTTTTCTTCTGACATAAATTAAAGCGTAGCTTTTAAAAATTAATATACCAAATTTATGACCACTTGACTTTATTAGCCCAAAAGGCTGCACTCATTTTACCTTTTGCAATATTTTTTGCGTGTCTTGCTTTAAATGATCTGCGCTTTGCTTTATCTGCATCTGACTCGCCTTGTCTTGGTGGTTTGTTCTTTGCACCCTGCATACCAAAACGAATTAATTTAACTCTGTCGCCTTCTTTTGCTAAAACAACGTGTGACTTTTTAGGGTGATTTGGTGTTCTTTTTGGTTTATTAAAACCAGCAAGACCAAATTTTTTTATTCTAGGGTCACTCATCTTTTTCTATATTTTTTAAATATGGCCATGTCTACTGTTCTTGCTTTATCTCCTCTCATATAACTATTTACCCGACCCATTGCCCATGCAGCCATTGGTACATTACGAGAACCGCCAGAAAGATATGCACCCTGACCTTTTCTGTAAACTTCTGCAAGTTCACCATATTTAAACTTAGTGCCTTCAGCCTTTTTTTTAAGGCTATTTTTTACGGCGGCGCTTAGTGGTTTTCTTCTGCTTTTTTGTGACATCTTGGGCAACTCTTGATTTTTGTACCGCTTTTACATCAATAAAAGCACCAGCTTTGTAAAGCTTAGCTGTTCTTTTAATTTCAGCAGCTTTGGCAGATGGATTTCTTGAACCAGCTAAATACTTTTTAGGTATGCCAGTTTTTTTATCTTTAGGAACCCTTCTTAGCTTTCGCATCTTTCTTTGGTTTTGGTGTCTGTTTTGCTTTTTTTGCTTCAGACAATCTTTCAGCTAATGATTTTGCCATTACTTCTTACCACCTTTTTTCTTTTTTTTCTTTGGTGGTCTACCCACCTTTGTACCATAGGTACCCTTTCCCATTGGCATGATTTACAAAGCAACTATTAATATCATATCTTTTATTTTGTTTTCCGTCTTGTTTTTTGCTTTTTCTTACCAGCTTTTGACAAAGCAATAGCAACAGCTTGGCTTCTACCATAACCTTCTTGCATAAGTTGCCTTATATTGCTTGTAATTGTCTTTGGTTGTCTCCCTTTTTTAAGTGGCATTTGGATATTTTTTTATTAACTCTTTTAATGGTAGCTCTGTTCCATCATCTTTTATTATTAATCGCAAAGCCTCTCTTGGACTTTTTCTTTTTTTATCAATCAGATAATTAAAAAATCTTTTTTTATTACCAAGTGCATCGGTTTGTATTGATGGATTATCTTTTAACCAAGTCGCATAATTCATACCTTGTGGCACTCTGCCAGTAGCACTTGGGCGAGTATCAGGAAATTTTTTTCGCAAATCTTCGTCATCTATTATTGGAACAGTAGTTGACCTACAATTAAAATGTTGTGGTGGCATAGGACCTTCTCCATATTTAAAAATTCTTCCATCTAAACTTCCGCAGATCGCACTTGTTCTCGCATCTAAAGTTGCAACATATTCATATCTTTGCGTAACCTCTTGATTTGCTGCATATGTTTCTTGATTAACAGAATTTTGTACTTGATTAACAGAAGTTCGTACAATAGTCATTACTTGGTTGTTTGCTAACTTCATGCCATCTCCACCAGCAAGTCTTTGTGCTTTTGCTGTCATGTTTTGGTTTGCACCAAACTGCAATCTACCTCTTAGTCTTTTTGCAATCTTGGGAATAGATTCGCCTTCTGTAATACCAATACGAATCTGACTTGAAATTAATTCTGCTTGTTTTGTAGATATTCCACGAAAAGCTTTTTCTGCTACTTGACCGCTTGGTAAAGTAATTGCAGAACCTTTGGCTGCAGTAAGGTTAAATGTTCTTTGAACAGTAGATTCTAGATCAGTCGGTAATGTTAATATGTTTACTTCTGTCGGGTCAGTAAAAACAATACTACGAGCAAAGTCTGGAGATATTTGTACAGAGTTAACTCCAACAGTACCTTTTGGTAATACCCTTTCAAGTTGATCTTTTACAAATTCTGTTTGGAATACAGCAAGACCTTGTAGTTCGTCTGCTAAATAAACTGCACTTGCATTAGACCAACTTTCAAGACTTTCTTTCATTTGCACCAACATAGCTCTAATTCTTGCGACAGTAGCTGGTGCTGTAACTTCATCTATGGTTGCCAATTTATTTGTTAAATCTAAAATTACATTGTTGTAATTCGTAACAATCTGTCTAGCAACTTGGTTGCTGTAGCGGTTTAAGTCAATCGCCTCTCTGTAAAAAGTTTCAGGTGTTGACATAAATTACTCTTCATCTTGTTCTGGTTCATCTGGTTCTGCTTCTTGTTTCGGCTGTGCCATTTCAACCATGCCACCAGTTTGCGTTGCTTCTATTTCTTCTTCAACATCAAACTCATCACCAAGAACCTCACCCTCAGTAAGTTGGTCAAGAAGTGTTTTCTGTGTAATCGAACCAGAAGTGTAAAGTGTAAGTAATGCTTGTATTTCTTGTGGCTCTAATCTTTGTGATAGGAAGTCTCTGTTTACAAAACAACTTCCAGCTTCAGAATTTATATATTGACTATGAAACATTAAACAGTTATCAATCATGTCTTGCATCTGTTGAGCTACAACCATCATTGTTGAATCGCCTTGCGACCTATCTATTCGTTTTGCTTCTGCTGTTTCTGCAGATAACTTTTGACCAAGTACTGCTGCAAGACCTAATTCATTGATTTGACTTTCTAATCTATCTAATCTACGAAACTGTGCATCATAACTTTTACCATCTGGTTCAATATATTCAGCACGACCATCTGCTGGAAAAGCAATAGCTTCGCCCGGACCAGCCGACACCTCTTCAGCATTTTGTGGAAAGCCATAGAAGGCAAGCATTGGTACTGCTGATATATGTAGTTGGTTATCAAGGTCAGATTGTATTTGGTAAGCTTTTAAATTTAGTTCTGCTATATCTGCCATAGGCGGTCTTGAATCCAGAAGGTTAACTCTGTTGGAATAAGCAACAGAAAAAGGTATTTTATCAACTGGCATTGTTCCTTCATCTACTTTTACAAACTTACCTGTCTTTGCTTTTCTGTGTATTTCAAAATTGCCGGGTGTAAGCAAACGAACTTGCTCTACAATTTTTTCGCCATATAAACCATCTGGCTCTGATACTTTTTCTTGTAGTCTTAATTGTGTAAACTGCATTTCGCCATCTATCATCTCTGTGCGAAAACCTAAAATATCTCTTGGTGTATATGTAACCCAATATGGTCTACCACTAGAACCAGTTGCTGGCGCATCTATCAAAACACCAACATGACCATAACGAATCATTTTTCTTGCTGTCTCATATGTCCAAACATTGAGATCATTACCTTGTAAATCTACGTTGAACAGTTGTTCTCTTATGGCATCTCCTGTCTCGTTTAGTCTTACTGGTTTACGAGTTAACATACCAGCCAACATTCTTTCTAGCCTAAGAAAATAAGGTGGACAGACAGAACGAGCTAATCTATTGTCATAACTTTCATCCAGTTCCCTAGGTTCTTGCATTAGATATTTTCTATGCTTTGACCTCATTTGATATGTGCCACCAAGTAAATCTTCAATTAATATCCAATGTGGCTCTTGCTGAAACCATGTATTGTTGGGGTCATTTATTTCTGTACCTCTACTACCGGCTGTCTGTCTGTTGTAATGACTATATCCAGAATACACAGTTTTGCTCCAATGTTTGTTTATAGTTTAGACAATAATCTTAATAAAGCCTAATACCAGTTTTGCGACCAGCCCCCATATGTAAGGGATTGAACAACCGCCAAGTTATGTAACCAAGCGCATCATTCATATGATCATACCCTGCATCTTTGTCTGGTTCTCCTCTTTCGTTATAACTTTGCAACTCTAAACATTCAATTAACTTTACAGCTTTTTTTGAAATCATTAATCTTGTTTCGCCTTTTCCATTTAACAGTAAACCTTGCACAGAGTTAACCCTGTCTCGTACTGGTGGGTTAGACAAAGCAGATTGATTAACAAAGCCATAGCTTTCTAATATTTGGATATCGGTCTTTGTAGCATTTGTACTTCTGTTTCCACCTGACGCATCAGGATAGATATATATTTTGTTGAAAGGGTATCTCCCTTTAATTTCTTTTGCAATACTGTCAGTATCGTGGCTTTTTGAGATTTCATCTATGACCATAAATTTATTACCTACTGCCACACCAATTACTGCATTCATGTTTCCAATGTTAAAGTCAATTCCAATTCGTAAAGGTTCATTATCATCAACATATGGATTATTCTGTAAAACATGAATTTTGCGATCAAACTTATCGTAGACTTGTCCTGTGGTTAAGTTGCAGAAATTTCCGTTGAGGTAAGCCTGTATAAGTTGTGGTGGGTAGTTTTCGAGTAATGAATCAATAAAACCCTCTGGAAGATATGGGTTATCTGCTGTCTTTGCTTTTATCAACCGAGTATCTTCTTTGGCGTTTTTTTCAAAAGTATCAAACGCCCATGAGTGACCCTCTGGTGTTGTAGTAGCGTAAAACTGTTGAACATTACCTGACCTGAGTCTAGCAAGTGCCATATTCATTGCTTGCTCTGCATCTCGTTTTGCAACAGTATCTGCTTCATCAAAACCAACAGCACATAAGTTTTGACCACGCAATCTTTGGTAGGTCAAGATGGTTCTTAACAGAATAGTATGTACACCTTCTTTAAATTGCAATTGGTACTCTGGCAATGGACTTGCTCTAAATGTATATGGTATCTGCCATTCATCTAACAAATCATTCATAGTTCGCATCAGTATGTCTCTTAACATTGGTGCAGTAGGTTCAAAGATTGCTGAGATATGACCAACATTCATAGATGCCAACAGAATTGATTTACTTACAAGTGCATATGTCTTACCAGCACCAAAGCCACAGACCAAAGCTAATTTTCTATGTTCTGTATCAGCGCAAAACTTTTCTTGATGTGGTAGTAAATTAGATGTAATTCTATCTTGTACTGTCTTTGTGGAAGGTATATCAAATAGGCCATCGCCAAATAATACATGACCTTTTTTAACTGTTTCAAGAATACTCATGAGCAAAGATCAGCTAACTTGGCCGCAGTGTTGATTGCGCCAAGAGCTATATTGAGTTGTCCATTTCTTCTTGCTTCCATCTGTAAAGTACTGCACTGACTAAGTAAATCAGCAATCATCTGTGGTCTTTCTATATCCCAATCTGCACGTAATTGTGTTCTTGCTTCTTTTAAGTAATTGTCAACAGTCCTCTTAGTGACCCCCCAATTTGTTGCAGCGTATTGAATACAATCAGACCTTCTACCACCATTGGCAATAATTCTTGCGCATCTTGCAATACGCATTTCTGTTTCTGCTTGTGTTGTTTGTGAAGCTGCCATTA